TTGATGAATATAGAGAGTATTATAAAAACAACCCAAAAGGTTATGTGTGATAATTCGCTTTACCAAAATAGAGAATATTTTTATACACCACATAAAAAAATTATGATGGCTATAATAAAAGATATTACTAATATTTCTTATGAACAAATTGGGAAAGAGTTTAAAAAATCTTGGTTTGCAATTTATAAAGATTGTAAAGACGTTAAAGATAAACACAAGATTCTTTACTCTAAAATTTTAGACAGGGTTAAAAAAAAATTATGAAAGTGAACATAGTCAAACCTAAGTTAAAAAAACTTTATCAGGCGCTACAAGATAAAAAACCTAAAGACGAGTTTCAAATAGCGAGAACCAATCTAAGTTCAGACGCATTGGAACAATATGTATTAATGAAACTAAAGGAAACAGATGGAAAAAGAAATACTAAATAATAAGATTGAAAACACTAAGATTGAATTAATAGAAATAGACAAAATATTTCCTTACATAAACAATCCTAGAAAAAATAAAGATATAGATAAAATCGTTAGTTCAATAATTGAATTTGGTTTTCAGCAACCGATTGTGGTAGATAAGAACAATGTTATTGTAGTAGGTCATTCAAGATTTGAAGCATCAAAAAAAATTGGACTAACAAAAGTGCCAGTATTAAAAACAGATTTATCTGAAGCACAGTCAAAAGCATATCGCATAGCTGACAATAGACTTAATGAAGATAGCGCTTGGGATTTAGACTTATTAAATATAGAAATAGAAGGTCTTGGAAATGAAAGTTATGATATTAATAATCTTGGTTTTAAATCAGCAGAATTAGATGACCTTTTAAAAAAATTAGAACCTGTCTTTGAACCAACTAATAATAATTTTGTTGAAATCCAAACTGACAATACAAATACACCAATGTCACAAGTAAGAATGATACAGTTATTTTTAGATTCAACGACAGAACCAAAGTTTAAAGAAATGATTGATAATTTAAAATTACATTATAATATACTTAATTTAACAGATGTAGTTTTTAAAGCAGTAGAAAATGAATACAATAACAGTAAAACAAATTCTTAATCAGGAACAAATAGATAACTTAGAAGGCAAGTATCTAGATGAATCTTATATCCATCATTTAGTTGAGACTGATACTTTAGTTTTAAAACCAGACGGAACACCTTTAGCTGTATTTATAAAAAATTGCATACCTTCAAACTTAGCAAAAGACGCATACTACTCTTTACGAAAAGCAGTGTCTAAAACCAATAACAGAGGTATGGCTTCTGGTGAATTACCAAAAGATTTAAAAGTAGGTGATAAATTTGATGGAGTTACAGTAGGAAAAATACTTGGAAATAGGTTTATGGCTTTAAAAAAAGACGGAACACTTTCTAATAGTCCAGTAGCTAAAGCAGTGGATTCAGGGATTATTGGTTATGCAGACAGATACCCAAGAATACCCTATTGCAGAACAACTGCTTTTACTTATCACAATTTTGCATTGTATAAAAAATCATTACCTTACATTAAATTTATTTCTGATTTATTTAAAAAACATTTACCTGAAAGATATGAAAATCAAAAAAAACAATGGGAAATAACTAATCCTGATTTTAAAATACCAGATACAGTATTCTCAACAGTAACAGTAAATAGAAATTTTAGAACAGCTTGTCATTATGACGCAGGAGATCTCCTAGAAGGATTTGGAAACTTAGCAGTTTTATCAACTGGGGAATATGATGGTGGATATACTGTTCTGCCAAAATATGGAGTTGCTGTGAATGTTAAGAATTGCGATCTAGCTTTATTTGACGTACACGAATTGCACGGGAATACAGAATTCAAATTCAAAAAACCATTTGAAAGAATTTCAATAGTTTGTTATTTCAGAAAAAATATGGTTCAATGTGGAAGTGCTAAAGAAGAATTAGAAATAGCAAAAGCCAAACATTAAATGTGTGGCGTTGTTGGTTATTATTCTGACCAAACAATAGATATAAATAAATTCCTAAACATATTAAAAAACTCTATGATTAGAGGGAAACACGCAACTGGTGTTGCTTGGAATCATAATGGGATCATCAAAACAAAAATTGTATCATTACCTGCTAATTTACTAGAACTAGAAAACATAAAAACAAATATGATAATAGGTCACGCAAGATACTCAACTTCAGATTTATTGTATAACCAGCCTATTTTTAATGACAAAATAGCAATCGTTCACAACGGAGTTATAACTCAACAATCTCCAGAAAAATGGAAACAAACATATGGCTTTGACTTCAATACTAAAAATGATTCAGAATTGATCTTAAAATCTTGGGAAATTAATAAACACCCAATTAATGAATATCCAGAAGCATCAATAGCATCAATCGTTATAGACTTAAGAAATAAACCATCATTTAACTTTTTTAGAAATGAAAAAAGACCATTGTATTATTATAAAAATGAAAACGATATTTTTATTGCAAGTACAAAAGATATATTAAAAAGAGCTAATATTACATTAGAACCAATCAAAACAAATGCTTGTTTTAACTATTCTATTATTGGAAATAAATTAGAATCTAAAGAAATAAGAAAAACAAATAAGGACTTACAATGATTAAACAGATAAACGAAATTGAAGTTGATAAATTAATCAAAGAATCTATTGAAGGAAATAATACTAAATTTATAAAAAACTCCCACAATTTATGGCTAAGATTTAAAAACTATGAAAAACAAAAACCATTTGGACTTTTTAAGAACGGACGTTGCGTATCTATAATATTTGCGACAATAAGTAATAAAACAAAATATGTTAATCTTTACGAAATCTGTACAAAACAAGGGGAAGAAAAGAAAGGTTATGCTAGAGAAATTTGGTCTTTATTTATTGAACATTGTTTTATTAATAATATGCAAAGAATAAAACTGTCTTGCACACCTTCCTCTATTGGTTGGCACATCAACAATGGGCTAGTTTTTTGGTCTGTGGACAAATCTGGTAGCTTACGTTCAGATCAACCATTAAAAAGAACAATTAGCGAACAGATTGAACTAAGAGCAAAAGCTGTAATAAACCCAAAATTAGTAATACCCTCAAAAGATATATGCCTAAAACTTAAAACAGAGGAATTAGAGAAACTTAATTTATCCAAACCAAAAGCAATTAAAGCATATGAAGCAATAAAATTTGTAGATAAATATTGGTTAAGAAATTACCTAGATTATGGATTACAGACTTAAAGAAAACAGAAAAGAAGCATTTATAAATTGGTATGGTTGGTCTTTAAAGAACAAAGACTGTGATCCAGCAATTTGGCTAACTAATTATTTATTTGATAGATTTGAACATAATCTTGAACAAAAATATTGGATAGCTTGGATTTATGGAACTACCTATCATTTACCAACTACTTGGATTATCTGGAATGAATTCCCAGATTTTGATTTGGTAGACTACAATAGGTTAGAACAATGGAACAATATTAATTATAAGAGATTAAGGTATCAAACCGACACCAAATATAACAAAGGATTCTTACCTAAACAATTTTTGAGTTATAAAAATTGGATTATGTATAATAACCCAGAAAGAACACAAGATTATAAATTTAAAAAATTAACAGAGCGTAATGCTTTTGATAACATCTGGTTTAGCATAACTAAAAACCTTTATAAATTTGGTAGATATAGCACTTGGTTTTATATGCAAACACTTAATGATTGCGTAAAATTAAAACTATTACCTAAAGATTTAAAACTATCTGATTATTCAGGAAGTAGATCTCATAGAAATGGACTTTGTTATGCCTTAGGTAAAGAAGAATGGGTTGATAAGTTGTTGCCTAAAAATATTATAGATTATTTAGAACAAGAAGCCATATCATTACAAAATGAAGTTCAAAAAAAATATAATGTTATTACAGATCCTTACACTATGGAAACTTGCTTATGTTCTTTTAAAAAAATATTTAGAATAAGTAAAGGAAGGTATCTAGGATATTATTTAGACAGACAAGCTGAGGAAATAACGCAAGTTGAGAATGATAATTGGAAAGGCATTGATTGGAAAGTATTTTGGGAAGCAAGAGAAGAAACCATAAATCAAAAATTGTATCAAAGTAAAACAATAGATAAAACTAAATTTGCTAATTTTTTAAGCACAGGAAATTTTTGGGTAGATTTATGAAAGCACTAGCAATCGGTGGAGAACCAGCTACTGGCAAAACTACCCTAATTAAACATATCTTCAAAGATTTTATATTTCAAAACTTTTCTTATGGTTTATTGAAAGGTCACTATATTAAAAATTATAATTTAATCATAATGGGTATTTATGATTGTAAAGGAGTATTCCAAGGTACAGACAGACTTAGTATGGCAGTAAATAATGATTTTTGTAAATTTATTAAATTAAACAAATACAACATATTATTTGAAGGCGACAGATTGTTTAGTCTAAATAATTTAATTTTAGTAAATACAATTTACGATAGTAAAATAATAATTTTACAGCAGGATGAAATAACATTAAAAAACAGACACTTAGATAGAAACGACACTCAATCAGAAGTATTTTTGAAAGGTAGAAAAACAAAAATTAGTAATATAAAACAAAGACTTAAAGACAAAATAGAAGTGCATAAACTAAATAATATTGAGGAAACAATCAAATTGGCTAATATTCTAGTTGATTGGATAAAATAACTTTTTATATATTGCGTTAATTATCGGATTCATCTATTTAGGAAAAATCAAATATACAAAGGAGTAATTGCTATGGATAAAACACTTGAGCAAATTCTAAAGTTGTTGGATAAGGCAGACGATTTAAACGCAAAGATCAGAGACAAAATAGAAGCGTCACTTGATACGTATGAAGAAGATTCATATGACGATCAAGACGAAGATGATCTTGATATGTCAGATGAAGATAATTCTGACGAAGAATAAAATCAATCATAGATAAGCATTAAGCTGGAAGGTTATCGCAACCAGCGAAATAAATGAATATGAAAGTTCTTTCACAGAAACTTCACGACTATTCACT